CAGCCTGGCACTTTAATTATTTTTCCAGGATATGTAGAACATGAATATGCGGTTGATCATGGTAAAGAACCATTTAGATTTATTCATTGGAATATACAAGCTGTACCAAAAGAGATGGCTAAAGATGTTTAAATTTTTTAACAACGTTGGTATAATTGAAAAAACTCTTTCTAAAGATGTTATAAAAAAATTAAAAACTTGTATTAAAACAACTGAGAAAAGAAAAAATAGCACACAAGTAGCAAATAATAGTAATTCTTTTTTAATAACAGATAAAAAAGATTGGTTTTTTAACACAGTTTTAAATCCTACAATTAAAGAATATACAGATCGGTACACTTTGGCTGCCACTGTGCCTTCGGTAGTTATTGAAAAGGAAGTACCTTATATTTTAAATCGTTTTTGGGTTAACTATCAAAAAAAATATGAATTTAATCCTGTGCATAATCATACTGGAGTTTTTTCTTTTGTGATTTGGTTAAAAATTCCTTCTAGTCATAAAAAAGAATGTGAGCTACCTTTTATAAAACATGCAATTCTTAAACACCCTAATACTTTTCAAATGCTTTTTGTAAATTCTTTAGGAGATATTTCTCAATTAAATTATGATTTAGAACCTGAAGATGAAGGAAAAATGTTATTTTTTTCTTCAAAATATCATCATTGTGTATATCCTTTTTATTTATCAGATGAAGAAAGAATTAGTGTGTCTGGAAATATTGGTTTAGATTTAAAGAGGGGTATATAATTATTGACTTTTAAAAAAAATAAATATTGTATTATCCGTCAAGCAATATCAAAAGACTTAGCAGCTTTTGTTGCTAATTATTTTTTAATGAAAAAACAAGTGTTAGATACTTGTAAACAAGCCAAATATTTTTCACCTTTTGAAACTATATTAGGAACTTATGATGATGACCAAATACCTAATACTTATTCTTGTTACTCGGATATTGCTATGGAAACTTTGTTACTTAAATGTCAACCACAAATGGAGAAAGCAACAGGTCTTAAACTATATCCAGCTTATACTTATGGAAGAATCTATAAAAAAGGTGACGAACTTAAAAGACACAAAGATAGATTTAGTTGTGAGATATCAACTACTATGAATCTTGCTGGTGATGATTGGCCTATATATCTAGAGCCATCTGGAGAAGTAGATAAAAAAGGAATTAAAGTAGATCTTAAACAAGGAGACATGCTGGTTTATTCTGGCTGTGAGCTAGAGCATTGGAGAAAAAAATTTAAAGGAAAAGAATGTATTCAAGTATTTTTACATTATAATAACCGTAAGACAATGGGAAGCAAAGATAATATGTTTGATAAGCGTCTACATTTAGGTCTTCCATCTTGGTTTAAACGATGATATAATTCTTAGATGGGGACAGTAGATCCACCACATACCCTACTGTCTCCTTTTAAGGATTATATATGCTACAAAAAATTGGATTTTTACCTGGATTTAATAAACAAGTAACACCTACAGGAGCAGAAGCTCAATGGCAAGAAGGTGAAAATGTTCGTTTTAGATATGGTACTCCTGAAAAAATAGGAGGCTGGTCTCAATTAGGAGATAAATCTTTAACTGGTCCTACTCGAGCCCTTCATCAAATGGTTAATAAATTAGGTATTAAATATTCTATTTTAGGAACCAATAGAATTCTATATGTTTATTCTGGAGGAGTTTATTATGATATTCATCCTTTAGTTAATCCATCAGGTACAGCAATTACCAGCGCCTTTTCTACCACTAACGGTGACACAACGGTTACACTAACTTTTAGTTCTGCCCATAATTTTGTAGCAGGTGATATAATTTTATTTGGAGATAGTTCTACTTTTACTTCAATTACTAATTCTGTTTTTGATGCTACTACTTTTTGTGACAAAAAATTTATGGTGCTATCAGCACCCACTACTACTACTCTTACTATTAATGCAGGAGCAACTGAAACTGCTTCGGGAGCCACAACTTCTGGAGGCATAACTTATTATAGATATTACCACGTAGGTCCAGCTGAGCAGGTTGGAGTTTATGGTTGGGGTATATCTCAGTTTGGTGGTACGGTAACAAACCCACAAACTAATACTTTAGATGGTGCTTTAGGAGATAATGTTTATGGAACAGGTGGATCAGGAACCAGTATTGTTTTAGATTCTATTACAGGATTTCCAACTACAGGCACAAACTATATTCAAGTAGGCACAGAAGAAATTTCTTACACAGGAGTTTCAGGAACCACAACTTTAACAGGGATCACTAGAGCAGTTAGAGGAACTACTAGAGCGGCTCACTCAGACGGAGCAACGGTAACTAATACCAGTGACTATGCTGCGTGGGGTCAAGCTGCAACGACAACGGATAAAGTTGCAGAACCAGGACTTTGGTCATTAGATAATTTAGGAGGTACACTAGTTGCTTTAATTTGTAATGGAGCAGTCTTTGAATGGAACGCTGACGCAACTAATGCAACTTCAACCAGAGCTACTATTATAACAGGAGCACCAACAGCATCTAGAGATATGTTAGTATCCACTCCCGATCGTCACTTAATTTTATTTGGAACAGAAACAACTATTGGAGATACTGACACACAAGATGATATGTTTATAAGATTTTCTTCTCAAGAAGATATAAATACCTGGGCACCAACAGCAACCAATAGTGCTGGTACACAAAGACTGGCCGCCGGATCACGGATCATGGGAGCCACACTTGGTAGAAA